AGCGCTCATCGCCACAATGTCCCCTGCCACGTGCCCCCACCCGAATCACCGGTCCTGAAGGGGCAATCTCAACTTCGCAGAAAGGGGCAATCTGAACTTGGCGCTTACATTTACGTCGATTTGCTATCGGCAGCGCGACGGTGATGTGGTAGGTTTTTGCTACGGTGCGATTGATGTGCGAAGGCGGCCCGCCTTGCGGGTTAGCGGCTGGTAGCCAGAAACGCACGAGCTTCCTGAGGACAACTGACAATCGACATGCTGAAACCGGACGCAAAGGTCTGGGAGAACATTCGTCGCGCGCATCTTGAGAACAAGATCACGCTCAGTGAAATCGCCAAACAGTTCGGAGTGACGAGCGCACAGATCAGCTATCGCGCCCGCAAGGAAAAGTGGCCCCCCCGGCCGAATGTCATCATGGCGCGCGCCGGAGCGGCGAAGTCAGGCGGTGGCGGGCGGAGAACTCCGCGCCTTGCGGCCACGACGTCCGGCGCAAGGGCGGTCGACAACGTCGTCCCGCTCAGACGCACCACAGCCAAGACGCAGAGCCTCGTCAAAGCCGCGCGCGAGCGGCTGGCCGAGAAGCTCGACAACCTGCGCATCCTGCTCAACGACGGCAAGCATCGCAAATCGACCGAGAGCGAGCGTGAATCCCGCGACCTGCTCGGCATCATCAACGGCATCGCCAAGACGCAAGAAATCGAGAATGACCTTGCTCACCTCACGCACGCCGCCGCCGGCAGCCGGGGCACGAACGGACGCGGAAGCGGAACCGTTGATCCCCGAGATCTCGCCGAGCGGGCGGAAGCCCTGCGCCGAACTCTTGCGGAGCGTCTTGCTCGCCGGCGCAAGCCGGACTGAGATCGAGGCCGATCTCGCCATTCTGAGCGATGAGGAGATCATCGCGCTCGCCTACGATTGGCAACTGTGGGCACGGTCCGATCAATTGGCGCCTGAGACGGCGCGGTCGGGCGAGGCCTGGCGGACCTGGTTGTTCCTCGGGGGGCGTGGCGCGGGCAAGACGCGGGCTGGTGCCGAATGGGTACGAACCATGGCGCTTGGCGAGGGGGCTGCACCGGGCGCCATGGGACCGGCGCGGCGCATCGCGCTCGTGGGGCCGACCATCAACCATGTTCGGTCTGTCATGATCGAGGGTGTCTCGGGATTGATGGCGGTGCATCCGCCGCATCTCAGACCTCACCTCGAAGTTTCGAAGGATCAGCTCGTATGGCCGAACGGGTCGGTTGCACAATTCTATTCCGCCGAAGATCCCGAGAACCTGCGCGGTCCGCAATTCGAGATCGCCTGGTGCGATGAGACCAGTCGCTGGCGCAAGGCCGACTATGTCTGGACGATGCTGCAACTGGCGTTGCGCGTCGGTGTGACGCCGCAAGCCTGCGTCACCACCACGCCGAGAGCGTCGGCATTTCTCAAAAAGCTCGTCACCGACCCCTCGACCGTCATCACGCATGCGCCGACGGCTGCGAATGCCGACAACCTCGCCCCGAGTTTCCTCGCTCAGATGCAACAGCGCTATGGCGGGACATCGATTGGGCGACAGGAACTCGACGGCGCCATCGTCGATACGCATTCCGGCGGCCTGTGGCGCAAGGAGTGGTTTGGCCAGCAACGCCTTTCGGCCAGACCCGAACTGACCCGCATCGTCGTCGCCGTCGACCCGCCCATCACGTCGCTCTCGACGTCGGACGCCTGCGGTATCGTCATCGCGGGATTGGGCACCGACAAGCGCGCCTATGTCCTCGCGGACCGGACAATACGCGGTCGCGAACCCATGATCTGGGCGCGCGCTGCAGTCGCCGCCTACCATGACTTCGCGGCCGATCGCATCGTCGCCGAGGCCAATCAGGGCGGCGATCTCGTCTCGACCGTGCTCAGGCAAGCCGATGCCAACGTGCCGGTCAAACTCGTCAAGGCCTCGCGCGGCAAATGGATGCGCGCCGAACCGGTCGCAGCCCTCTACGCCGAAGGCCGCGTCGCCCACGTCGGCGAGTTCGTCCTGCTCGAAGAGGAAATGATCGCGCTTGGCCCCGACGGCCTCGCCAACGGCCGCTCGCCAGATCGCCTCGACGCGCTCGTCTGGGCGATCACCGAACTCATGCTCACCCGCACCAACGCGCCGACCGTGCGCGCTCTTTAGTTGTCGCTTCCGACTTCCCCAGCCGGGGAGCCGGCCGGAAGCGACGGTCCTCTCTCTTCGTCATGGCCGCAGAAGCAGCCACCCAGGCAAATTCAACAGCGCCCGGCAACTGTGTGTCGGCTGCACGCCGAGCACATCCAGGCACAAAAGACGGGCGGTCCGGAGGGTGTCCCTCCGGTGGGGTGCGGGGCAAGCCCCGCTTTGCGAAGCAAACTCTTCAATCAAGGTCTCCGATGCTCCCAACCGCACCGACGCCCCTCGGCCGCCGCCTCCTTGCGCGCCTGGTCTCGTCTACCTTCGCATCCGGCCGTCTCCCCGCTGGGGAGTCGGATGCGACCACAAAAATGAGCCGCGTCGGCCCCTTGATTGCCTTCGATACGCATCGTCAGCCGGTGTGGGCACCGCGCGACTACGCGACGTTCGCGCGCGAAGGCTACATGCAGAACGCCGTCGTCTACCGTTGCGTACGCATGATCGCTGAAGCGGCAGCGTCCATTCCGCTTCTCGTCTATGACGGCGATAGTGAACTCGAAGACCACCCGCTGCGCACGTTGATCCGCCGCCCCAATCCCGTCTCCACCGGCACCGACCTGATGGAAAGCTGGTACGGCCACCTGCTCGTCTCGGGCAACGCCTACCTCGAAGCGGTCGCGCTTGATGGTGAACTCAGGGAACTCCACGCGCTACGCCCCGACCGCATGAAAGTCATTCCCGGCCCCGAAGGCTGGCCCGAAGCCTACGAATATTCCGTCGCCGGCCGCACCGCCCTCCTTGATGGCGAGCCCGTCGAGGGCGTGCGCCGCGTGCTGCACATGAAGCTGTTCCATCCCGCCAACGACCACTACGGCATGAGCCCGATCGAGGCCGCCGCCACCGCCATCGACATCCACAACACCGCCGCCAAGTGGAACAAGGCGCTCCTCGATAACAGCGCACGACCCTCCGGCGCGCTTGTCTACAGCGCGCGCGACGGCAACCTCACACCCGAGCAATACGAACGCCTCAAGCATGAACTCGAAACCAACTTCCAAGGCGCACAAGCTGCCGGCCGTCCGCTCCTGCTCGAAGGCGGTCTCGACTGGAAATCCATGTCGCTGTCGCCCAAGGACATGGACTTCATGGAAGCCAAAAACGCCGCCGCCCGCGAAATCGCTCTCGCCATCGGCGTGCCTCCCGTCCTGCTCGGCATCCCCGGCGACGCCACCTACTCCAACTACCAGGAAGCCAACCGCGCGTTTTGGAGACAGACGGTCATTCCTCATGCACAACGGACTGCGAACGCACTCTCGCGCTGGCTTGCACCTGCCTATCAGCGTGACCTGACGTTCGCGATTGATCTCGATGCGCTGGAAGCCTTGAGTAGCGAGCGTGATGCGCTGTGGTCGCGTCTCGAGAAGACATCGTTCTTGACCAACAACGAGAAGCGCCAAGCGATCGGCTATGGTAACGCTTCGCCTGAGAGAAAATACGCCCCCGACCAACCCCGAGACGATCGCGGCAGATGGACAGACGGGGAGGTTTCCGAAGAGGGCGTCGACACTGCAATCGTTCCCGTGCCGCTTGGGACGGAGCCAGACGCCTCCACGGACAGCCAAGAGGGCACGAACGACGGCGACATACAAGACATCTCCTTCCGCCGCCAGTTTCCCAATGCAACCCCGGCGCAGCTCCTGCGTCTCGATAGTGCGATGTCCGCGGCCCGGCGAGAGACGAACCGGACACGCGAGTTGGACCCGACCTGGCGCCCACCGGACAGCGTTTCTGCACCTGGCAATATCGAAGGCACGATCGGACACTTCGAGACCGTGGCGCGCGCCGCAGAGGCGCGGCTCGCCGAGATCACGCGCGACGCACTTCCTGGTGCTAATCCATCCTGGGGCGTCAATCGCCTGCGCGCAGAATTGAATGAACGGGGGTTCACGCTTCAAGGTCCGGCAAGGGGCAACGGATTGATCTTTCAAAATTCGGAGACACTCGAAGAACTGCGCATCATGGAGCGTCCATTGCGTCGGTTTCGAACCGATGGAGACAGCAAGTACTATTTCGAATATTACTATCGTTACCGCCGGGATCAAAATCAGCCGTGGGGAACTCATGTGCCCGTTCCCGACAAGCCCTGAATTAAGCAATGGATCAAGCAATGATCAATGAAACAGAACTAATAGACCGCCTATTGTCGGAACTTGAAGAGGCTGGCGTCGACAATGTCGCTGCTTTGAGCAACACGGTATTGCGTCCGTCTGGCAGTGCGGCAGAGTTGGCGAATTTGAGTGCGGCGTTTTCAGGAATTGTGAGGGCTGGCGATGCGAGATGCGAAGAGCGTTCGCGTGCCAACCCAGGCACTAGGCGATCGCTCACAATGGACGATGCCCTGGAGACTATCGGCGCACTAGGCGATCTCCTCTCCTTTAGTCCGTCGGAAAGAATGTGGCGCCACACGAGCGACCGAACACTGGATATCGTATTGACCGACCAAGGGTATGCCCGCTCCGTTAGAATATTGGAGGAGCGTGGACACAATTGGTGGGTATTGGCGCGCTCTTAAAGCTGCCGCCGCCAAGTGGAACAAGTCGCTCCTTGATAACTCCGCACGACCCTCCGGCGCGCTCGTCTACAGCGCCCGCGACGGCAAACTCACACCCGAACAATACGATCGCCTCAAGCACGAACTCGAAACCGGATTTCAAGGCGCACAATCCGCCGGCCGTCCGATGCTCTTGGAAGGCGACCCTTCACTGCATCCTTCGTCGCTTTCGGCCGGCTCCCTGCAGGGGAGTCGGAAGCGACCAGCAAAAATGACATGGACTTCATGGAAGCCCGGTCGCTTCCTTCGAAGCGACAAACGCAATGTGCACGCCGCCGCCCGCGAAATCGCTCTCGCCATCGGCGTGCCCCCCGTCCTGCTCGGCATCCCCGGCGACGCCACCTACTCCAACTACCAGGAAGCCAACCGCGCCTTCTACCGCCAGACCGTCTTGCCGCTCGTCACCCGCACCGCCCGCGCGCTCACCGATTGGCTCGGGTCAGTCGACGCGCGAGGCGGCCGGCTCCCCGCAGGGGAGCCGCCACGCGCCACAAGAGTGCAGACACGGGACCTTGCCAGCAAGAGACTAGTCCCCGACTTCGACTCCGTCGAAGCCCTCTCACCCGAACGCGAAGCGTCATGCCGCAGGCGTGCCAGCATAGAGGCGGGCCCGCCTGGAAAAAACATCCTTCCTCACCCCAGACGAAAAACGCGCGGCCATCGGCTATGATCCCGCTCCAATTCCGCCGCCTGATCCTGAGGGCAAAGACAGCCCCGACCAGCTCCGCGACGACAACGTCCGTTCATCCTCTTGAACGACGGCCGCGTCGCCGCGTCATCTCGAAATCACAGACATCGCGACCTCCCGACGTCACTCTCACACCCCTGGCGCCCCATGACCCATCGCCCAAGACTTGAACTCAAATTCACCTCTCTCGACCTCAAGTCGATTGACGACAACGGCGTCTTCGAAGGCTATGCGTCGCTCTTCAATCGTGAAGACCTTGCGCGCGATGTCGTCGCGCCCGGTGCTTTCCGCGACTCGATCGCGCGTCGGGGCGCGCATGGCGTCAAGATGCTCTATCAACATGACCCGGCCGAACCGATCGGTGTCTGGGATACGATGCGCGAAGATGCCAAAGGCCTTTTCGTACGTGGCCGCCTGATGACGGAGGTGGCTCGCGCGCGTGAAGTTCTCGCCCTGATGCGCGCCGGTGCCCTCGACGGACTTTCCATCGGTTTCAAGGCGATTTCGGCGCGGCGCGATGCGCGCGCCGGACTACGTCGGCTGCTCAAGGTCGATCTCTGGGAGATCTCGATCGTCACTTTTCCCATGCTCCCTGGTGCACGCGTTTCGGCGGTGAAAGCCAAGCCGTTCGTCGCAGCGACGCCGACGGAGCGGGAATTCGAACGCTGGCTCACGCAGGACGCTGGGTTCACGCGCTCGGAGGCTCGGGCGTTCCTCGCCCATGGCCTCAAAGGACTGGTTGCCAAGCGGGATGCTGGATCCGGTCGTCACGATGTGTCGCGGCTTCGCCAGTCGATTGCTCGCGCCACCCACCTCATGCAAACAACACGCACAGCTTCAGGACCATCATGACTGACAACTCCTATGAAACAAAGTCGAGCGGCGACATCAGCGCCGACTTCGACGGATTCCTGCGCGCCTTCGAGGCCTTCAAGGATACCAATGACCAACGCCTTGCCGAGATCGAACGGCGCGGTTCGGCCGATACGGTAACGAGCGACAAGCTCGCCCGCATCGAGCGCTCCCTCGACGAGCTGGCATTGAAACAGCAGCGCCCACAGCTCGGCCACACGCCGCGCACGATGAACCGCGAGCACAAATCGGCTTTCGAGAGTTACATCCGCAAAGGCGAATCGACGCGTCTCACCGCCCTCGAAGGCAAAGCGCTCTCGGTCGGCTCCGATCCGGACGGCGGATACCTCGTGCCGAGCGAGACCGAGTTCGCCGTCAACACGGCGCTGAAGGCGATCTCGCCGATCCGCGCCATTGCCGGCATCCGCCAGGTATCGGGCTCCGTCTACAAGAAGCCGTTCGCGACGACGGGCTTCGGCACCGGCTGGGTCGGAGAAACCGCCGTTCGGACTGAAACGACGACGCCGGCGCTCGCCGAACTCGCGTTTCCGACGATGGAACTCTACGCCATGCCGGCCGCGACCTCATCGCTGCTCGACGACTCCGCCGTCAACATCGACGAGTGGATCGCCGACGAGGTACGGTCTGCGTTTGCCGAGCAGGAAGGCAAAGCGTTCGTCACCGGCAACGGCGTCAACAAGCCGAAGGGCTTCCTCGACTACGCGACCGTCGACAATGCGGTATGGACCTGGGGCAATGTCGGGACAATCAAGACCGGCGTCGCAGGTGGTTTCCCTGCCACGAATGCCGGCGACAAGCTGATCGACCTCGTCTACGCGGTCAATGCCGGCTATCGCGCCAATGGCACCTTCGTCATGAATCGCGCGACGCAATCGGCGGTGCGCAAGATGAAGGACGGCGACGGCACCTATCTGTGGCAGCCGGCGGCCAAGCCTGGCGAAGCGCCGTCGCTGATGGGTTACCCGGTTGCGGAAGCCGAGGACATGCCGGACATGGCAGCCGACAGCCATGCGATCGCTTTCGGCGACTTCCGTCGCGGCTATCTCATCGTCGACCGCGTCGGCATTCGCGTGCTGCGCGATCCCTACTCCTCCAAACCCTACGTGCTGTTCTACACAACGAAGCGCGTCGGCGGCGGCATCCAGGACTTCAACGCCATCAAGCTCTTGAAGTTCGGCGTCTGAGAATGAGCGCGCCGCCATCTCTGCATGCGCGGGGATAAGGCGAACCTGCGGCGTTTCCTGTGACGGTTGGTCAGGCCTGCACGAGACCCGCGTTGCGGCCGGTGACCGCTCCGTATCCTGCGGGGGCGACGCTCACCGGCCCACTTTCACCCAATACCCGCATGCAGCACGGGACCCGCCGGCGCGACGACAGGAAGCGCGGATGGGAACCGTTGTGCGTGCGGGCGCGGACGAGGAGCGCGTTGCTCTCCCTGCGCGCTTCCTCGTCCGCATTCCGCCCGTCCTCCGCCCCTAGATTTGTAAGGTTGCCATGTCTCTCGTCATGACGAGTGGCCCAAACGTCGAGCCCGTGACGCTCGCTGAGGCCAAAGCCCATCTGCGCGTCGACACGACCGCGGAAGACACCCTCATTGCGAGCCTTGTCGTCACGTCGCGCCTGCACATCGAGGCGGCCTTCGGGCTCGCGCTCGTCACCCAGCACTGGTCATACTTTCTTGATGCCTGGCCGCAATCGCGGGAGGTGCTCCTGCCGCTGCGGCCGGTGCAGGCGATTGAGGCTGTGCGCATCTATGCGTCCGACACACAATATCAGATACTGTCGCTTGCCGCTTTCACGTTGGATGGTCAGGGACTTCCGCCGCGCGTCAGTTATGCCCGGACGTCGCCCCAGCCCATCCCTCAACGTCCGATGGGTGGCATCGAGTTTGCCATTCGTGCCGGCTTCGGTGATACGGCGGCGGCCGTTCCAGGGCCACTGCGGCAGGCCCTGCTGCTGCTGGTCGCGCACTGGTATGAGCATCGCGAGTTGCAGGATATCGGACATCCCGATACGCGCATTCCCGCGGCGATTTCGGATCTGTTGCAGCCGTACCGGCCGGTGCGGCTATGACGAAACCTTCCATCGGCGAACTTCGCCATCGCATTACGCTCGAAGCGCCCGTGCGTACGAGTGACGGGGCGGGCGGCGCATTCGAAACCTGGGCACCGGTCGCGGAGTTCTTTGCCGCGATGCACGCGCGGACGGGGAGCGAAGCCGTCGTCCATGATCGCATCAGTGGCCGCATTTCGCATGAGTTCTGGATACGCCCGCGCGCCGACGTGGCACCCAGCCTGCGCTTCCGGCTCGGCGATCGCCTGTTTCACATTCATGCGGTGCTGGTCGGCGACGATCGCGGGCGGCGACTGAGGTGCCTGTGCGAGGAACGCGATCTCTAACGTCGCCAGCGACCCACATTGCCTGCCTGCATCTCACCTTCGGTAAAGGCCCGTCATGTCTTCTTCCGCTCTTGCACTGCAAAAAGCGATTTATTCGGCGCTGTCGACCAATGCGCAACTCGTCTCGCAGCTTGGAGGCGCGCGCATCCACGATGACGTGCCGCAAACCGAGCTGTTCCCGTACGTGACATTCGGTCAGTCGACCTTGCGGGATGCCGACACGACGTCCGCAGCGGGCGATGAACATGTCTTCACGCTGCACGTCTGGTCGCGGGCGCAGGGCCGGCGCGAGGCCTACGCCATCATCGATACGCTCCGTACGGGTCTGCACGACGAACATCTCGTCCTCGAGGGCCACGTTCTCGTCAATCTGCGGCACGAGTTTTCCGAGGTGCGCCGGACGGCGGATGGCGAAACCATCCACGGGATCGTGCGCTTTCGCGCCGTGACCGAACCGGCCTGAGACCGGTGACAGTCTGCATGCTTACTCCAGCGTCGGTTCCTGCGCGTGATGATCACCATTCCCCGCGTGCTGGTGAATGTGGCGTTTTGCGCCACGCCGACGCTGGAGGTGGGACCGGTTCTGCAGAGCCGGTCCCATGCCTGAACCATTGATTTGACTTTCTCTCCCGCAAGGACACATCCATGGCCGCTCAAAAAGGCAAAGACCTTCTCCTCAAAGTCGACAGCGATGGCGCCGGTACATTCGTGACGGTCGCGGGGCTGCGTTCGCGCTCGCTCGTGATCAACAGTGATACCGTTGACATCACGCATTCGGAATCGTCAGGGCGATGGCGGGAGTTGCTGGAGGCAGCCGGAACCAAGACGGCGCGCCTGTCGGGCGGTGGCGTCTTCAAGGATGCGGCCTCCGATGCACTCATGCGCCAGTACGTCTTCAACGGTACGGTCCGTACCTGGCAGGTGATCGTACCTGACTTCGGAACGATCCAGGGTCCCTTCCAGGTGACGTCTCTTGATTTCTCGGGTCGTCACGACGCAGAGGTGGCGTTTGAGGTGACACTCGAATCCGCGGGCGAACTCACATTTGTTGTGATGTGAACCATGGCAAACAAGCATCGCGGTGAAATCGACGCCGTCCTCGATGGCGCGTCGCATACGCTTTTCCTCACACTCGGTGCGCTCGCGGAACTCGAGAGCGCGTTCGGCGACGATGATATGCTCGCACTTGCCGACCGGTTCAGCAAAGGGCGGGTGTCGGCGCGCGATGCGGTTCGCATCATCGGCGCCGGACTAAGGGCCGGTGGACGCAATGTCAGCGACGAGGATGTCGCGCGCATGCGCGCGCCCGGTGGCGCTGCCGGCTACATTGATATCGTTGCACGGCTCCTTGCTGCGACGTTCGGCGGACCTGCGGCGGGAGCTGCTGTTGCGGTGGCGCTCGACGGTATCAGGGAAGCCGAGGCCGCTGCGCTGCCGCCGACGCCGCAATCGGCGAAAGCGGAAGGAGGCGTCGACCCTTTCCCTGGGGCGAGGTGATGGCGGTGGCACTCGGCCGGATGCGTCTCGCTCCTGCCGTGTTCTGGTCGATGACGATGCCGGAACTGCACGCTGTTTTCGCTTCGCTGGACTGTGATGCCGCGTCGCCATCGCTCGCCCGAGGCGACCTCGATGCGTTGATGCAACGCTTTCCCGATCAAGCCTGAAGGATTGAGCATGCAATACGATCCATTTGAGTCCCCGTTTTCCGTCTCCGTCGGTGAGACGCGCGACGAAATCGCGGATCTGCGGCTTCAGCTTGCGGAGGCTGCAAAACTGAGCAACCAGTTCGGCGCGGCGCTCGGCAATGCGTTCGAAGGTCTTGCCATCCGGGGTAAGAGCCTCGGCGACGTCGTTCGCTCGCTTGGACTGTCGCTTTCGAAGATCGCACTCAATGCCGCCTTCAAGCCGCTCGAGCAGGCGTTCGGCAATGCACTGTCTGGGCTGTTCGCGGGCGGCGGTGGTCTTGCCTTTGCCAAGGGGGGCGTACTCGCCCGCGGGCTACCCGTTCCTTTCGCGCAAGGCGGCGTGATCGCCTCGCCCACGCTGTTTCCGCTGGCCGGCAACAAGCTCGGGCTCATGGGCGAGCGGGGCGCTGAGGCCATCATGCCGCTGGCGCGCGGGCCTGACGGTCGCCTCGGGGTCGCGGCATCGGGCCTCGGGCAGGGCATATCCATCACGTTCAATGTCACGACGCCGGATGTCGAGAGCTTCCGCCGCTCGGAAACGCAGATGGCGGCTCTCCTGTCGCGGGCCGTCTCCAGTGGCCAGCGCAATCTGTGACCAGCACAAATCAACGGGGCGTGTCGCCGTTCGTTCGTGACGCACGATACGCACCCACCCGTCTATCCAACGTCAATCACGTCCGTTTTCTTATTCCTTCACCGAACGCTGACACATGTTTCACGAAATCCGCTTTCCCACGGCTATCTCGCGTGCCGCCCAAGGCGGACCGGAACGACGCACCGATGTCGTCGTGCTCGGTTCCGGCGCGGAGGAACGCAATGCGCGATGGGCTGACAGTCGTCGCTCGTACAATGCGGGCTACGGTATCAAGTCGCTCGACGATCTGCATGCTGTGATCGCGTTCTTTGAAGAGCGCCGCGGCCGACTGTATGGCTTTCGCTGGCGTGATCCACTGGATTGGAAGTCGTGCCCACCGGAGCAAGCGCCGACAATGCTCGACCAGGTGCTCGGCCTCGGTGACGGCACAAAGTCCAGTTTCGCCCTCAGCAAGACCTACGGCGGAGCCCATGCACCTTGGCAACGGCGGATCACCAAGCCGGTAGCCGACACCATTCTCGTCGCCGTCGATGGCGTGGCGAAATCAATTGGTACCGATGTCGTGGTCGATACCGTGACGGGAACACTGGTGTTCCAGCCTGGGCATATTCCCCAGGCCGGCCATACCGTGACTGCGGGCTTCGCGTTCGACGTACCCGTCCGCTTCGATACGGATCGCCTGGAAGTCAACCTGCAAGGCTTCCGCCACGGCGCCATTCCCTCGATCCCACTCATCGAGATCCGCGTCTAGTCCCTGGGATGATCGCCTTTCGCGATCCGAGGATTGCCATCATGAAAGAACTGTCTTCCGCCTTGGTCGCGCATCTCGAGTCCGGCGCCACGACGCTTGCATGGTGCTGGCGTGTGACACGGCGCGACGGCGTTCGTCTCGGTTTCACCGATCATGATCGCGCCCTTGAATTCGATGGGACCGTATTCGATGCCGCGACAGGGTTCACCGCGAGTGAAATCAAGGACAGTCTCGGTCTCGCCGTCGACAACCTCGATGTCGAAAGCGCGCTGTCCTCCGCGACGCTCGACGAAGACGATCTGGCGGCGGGGCTCTTCGACGATGCCGAGGTGGAGATCTGGCGCGTCAACTGGGCCGACAGCAGCCAGCGCGTCCTGATGCGCCGAGGCTCGATTGGCGAGGTGCGGCGCTCGGGCGCGGCCTTCACGGCCGAAGTCCGCGGTCTCGCGCATTATCTCAATCAGCCGAAGGGACGCCTTTATCAATATAGCTGCGACGCCGATCTGGGCGACGCGCGCTGTGGTGTCGATCTTGCCAGTCCGCTGCAGCGCGGCAACGGGACGATCACGGCGCCGTCCAGCGCCTCGACCGTTACGGCCGCCGGTCTGTCTGCCTTCGCGTCCGGATGGTTTACGCGCGGGTTGATGGCGTTCACGTCCGGCGCCAATGCCGGCCGTGCCATGGAGGTTCGCGCACACACCCAGTCGGGGGCCTTCGCTACAATGACACTCTGGCAGGCCCTCGCGCATGTACCTGCGATTGGCGACACCTTCACGGTCACGGCAGGTTGTGACAAGCAACTGGCGACCTGCCGCGATCGCTTCTCCAATGCGAGGCGCTTTCGCGGGTGTCCGCACATGCCCGGCAATGATTTCGTCACGCGCATTGCGCGACCGGGAACGACGTCTGGGAGCATCGAATGACCGCTCGCCCCTTTTCGCGCGCCGACGTCGTGTCGGCGGCCCGCTCCTGGATCGGAACGCCGTATCATCATCAGGCGAGTGCCTGCGGTGTTGGCACAGATTGCCTCGGACTCGTGCGCGGGGTGTATCGGACCCTGCTGGGGGCCGAACCCGAACTGCCACCGCCGTACGCGCCGGACTGGGCGGAGGCGGCCGGTTCCGAGCCGCTGCTCGACGCTGCGCGCCGCCATCTGTGTGAGCTGCCGTCGACCGAGGCTGGCCTCGGGGATGTGCTCGCCTTTCGCTGGCGGCGGGAACGCGCCGCCAAACATCTCGCCATCATCGTCGCGCCGGATCGCATGGTCCATGCCATCGAGGGCGCGCGTGTCAGTGACGTGTCGCTGTCGCCCTGGTGGCGTCGACACGTGGCTGCTGCATTCTCCTTTCCGGGGGTCCGGGACTAATGGCCACACTTGCACTCGGCGCACTCGGCGCCGCAGCTGGCGGCGCGTTGCTGCCTGCCGGTTTCTCGTTGTTCGGCGCCACGATCACGGGCGCTGCGCTCGGATCACAATTGGGTGCCCTCGCCAGATCACAGATCGATCAGGCCTTGTTCGGTGCATCGGGGCGCGGCCGCCAGGTCGACGGTCCTCGTCTCTCTGATCTGCACGTGACGGCGTCGACGGAAGGGGCGCACATTCCGCGCGTCTATGGGCGCGCGCGCCTAGGCGGGCAGGTGATTTGGGCCAGCGACCTCGAGGAGCAGGCTGTGCCACGCTCCGGTGGGGGGAGCGGTGGCAAGGGCGCGCGTGGGTCGGCAAGTACCGGCGTCGACTACGCCTACTATGCGAACTTTGCTGTGGCGCTGGCGGAGGGTCCATTGACTGCGCTCGGGCGTGTATTTGCTGACGGGCGTGAACTCGATATGTCGAAGTATACGACCCGCTTTCATACCGGGACCGAGAACCAGGCGCCCGATGCGCTCATCGAGGCGCATGAAGGCGCTGGTTCGGCGCCGGCCTACCAAGGACTGGCCTATGTCGTGTTCGAGCGTCTGCCGCTCGCAGATTTCGGAAATCGTATTCCACAACTGTCGTTTGAGGTCTCGCGGGCCGTCGATGATGTCGAGAAAGGTATCCGCGGCGTCGCGCTCATTCCGGGCTCCGGTGAGTTCGTCTATGCGACGACCCCTGTCACGCGCCGGACGGGCCGCATTTCGCGGGTTGCGGAAAACACGAACACGCACCAGGGCGCCACCGATCTCGTCGTTGCCGTCGATCAGCTGAAGACATTCCTGCCGAATGCGACGTCTGTGTCGCTGGTGGTGAGTTGGTTCGGTACCGACCTCAGAGCGGGTGATTGCCAACTCAAACCGTGTGTCGATGCGGCGAGCAAAGTGACGGAGCCACTGGTATGGTCGGTTGCCGGGGTGACGCGCGAAACCGCACGGCTCGTCAGTCAGATCGACGGCCAATCGGCATATGGCGGAACGCCGTCCGATCAATCCGTGATCGAGGCGATCCGGCATCTCAAGGCCGAAGGATTGGGCGTCACGCTGTCGCCGTTCATCCTGATGGATATCGCCGCCGGCAACACCCAGTCCGACCCATACAGCGGCGCGGCTTCGCAACCGGCTTACCCCTGGCGTGGCCGTATCACCTGCCATCCTGCTGCCGGAGCCGCAGGCTCGGTTGACAAGACGGCGGCGGCCGGTGCGCAGGTCTCTGCCTTCATCGGAACCGCGCAGGCATCACAGTTTTCCATCGTCGGCGACACGGTCGTCTATTCCGGGCCACAGGAATGGTCATTCCGGCGCATGATCCTGCATCACGCCTTTCTCGCCAAGGCAGCAGGCGGCGTCGAGGCGTTCGTGCTGTGCTCGGAGTTGCGCGGTCTCACCACGATCCGCAGTAGCGCCACCAACTACCCCTTCGTCGCGGCGCTGGTCGCGCTCGCGGCGGACGTGCGTGCGATCCTCGGCCCGGCGACGAAAATACTCTACGCAGCGGATTGGACCGAATACTTTGGGCATCAACCCGCAGACGGGTCAGGTGACGTCTTCTTTCATCTCGATCCCTTGTGGTCGTCGGCCGCCATTGATGCGATTGGAATTGATGCGTATTGGCCGCTCGCGGATTGGCGCGATGGTTCGGCTCATCTCGACGCCGTCGCCGGTGTGCGTTCGGTCCACGACCTCGCCTATCTCAAATCCAATCTTGCGGCGGGCGAGGGGTACGACTGGTACTATGCGTCGGCTGAGGATCGCGACGCGCAGGTGCGAACGCCGATTACGGATGGCGCCTATGGCAAGCCATGGATCTATCGGCCGAAGGATCTGCGCTCGTGGTGGCTCAATCCGCACTACAACCGTGCCGCCGGCATCGAAAGCGCAACGCCGACCGCGTGGGTGCCTCAATCGAAGCCGTTCTGGCTGATGGAGATCGGCTGCCCCGCGATCGACAAGGGCGCCAATCAGCCGAATGTCTTCATTGATCCGAAGAGTGCCGAGTCCTTCAAACCTTACTACTCCTCGGGCGCACGTGACGACTTCATGCAGCGGCGCTATCTGCAGGCGATCACCGAAGCCTTCGATCCTGCCCATCCTGGCGCCGTCGCCGGTCTCAACCCGATTTCGACGGTGACCGGCGCGCGGATGCTGGATGTCGCGCGGATCCATGTCTATGCCTGGGATGCGCGGCCATATCCTGCCTTTCCGAACCTCACGCGGGTCTGGGGTGACGGCGGCAACTGGCAACTCGGCCATTGGATCACCGGACGCGCGGCGAGTGCGCCGCTGCCCGCTCTCGTCACGCAAGTACTCACCGACTTCGGATTTAGCGCGTTCGACGTCTCATCCCTGGTCGGAACCGTGCCTGGCTTCGTCATCGATCGGATCATGTCGGCGCGCGACGCCCTGCAACCCCTGGAGCTCGCGTTTTTCTTCGACATCCTTGAAAGTGGCGGTCGCATCCGCGCGCAGCCGCGGTCGTCGGCAACGGCTGTGCGAACATTCGCGCCTGATGCGTTGGTCGAGACCAAGCCGAGTGCGAGCCTCCTGCAACTGACCAGAGGGCAGGAAACGGATCTGCCGGCATCAGCCAAGATCACATACATCAACGCGGCCGGCGACTACAGTCAGGCCGTGGCGGAATCGCGGCGACTGGCGAGCACTTCGGGACGCGTTGCAACGGCTTCGCTACCCGTCGTCCTCGATGCGGAGCAGGCCGGTGCCATTGCCGAGAGTTGGCTGCACGAGACTTGGATCGGGCGAGAACACGCGCGGTTTTCTTTGCCGCCGAGTGCTCTCGCCGTGGAGCCCGGTGATGTGATTGACGTCATCCACGGGACGCGCAGAAGCAGGATGCGGATCACGGACGTGGGCGAGCACGGTGTCCGCGACATCGAAGCACGGGCCACCGACCGGGCCGTCTACGAGGCGATGCTCGCACCTTCGCGTGCCGCGCGCGACAGTGACGCAGTCGTCACTGGCACACCCGAAGCCTATTTCATCGATCTCCCCCTGATCGACGAAAACGAGCAGCCCCAGGTTGGGTTCGTCGCTGCCGCGCAGGAGCCATGGCCGGGTCCGCTCGCGCTCTATCGCTCGCCTGATGGAACGGCCTTCACGCTCAACGCGATCGTCGCAACCCCGGCAATCACCGGAGTGACCGCATCGGGGCTCGCATCGGGACCGCAAGGTCGCATCGATCACGCCACCGTTCTCGATGTCACGCTCGATCGCGGCGCATTGATATCCGTGACCGATCTCCAATTTCTCGGCGGCGCCAACGTCCTCGCCGTAGAGACGTCTGCTGATACCTGGGAACTTCTGCAATTTCAGGTCGCGTCGCTGATTGCGCCCTCGACCTATCGTTTGACGCGGCTGCTGCGCGCACAACGTGGCAGTGACGATGCGTTGGTGCCGCTCGTCCCGGCCGGCGCGCGCGTTGTCCTCATCGACGCGGCCGTCATGCCCGTTGCCATGTCCCGCGATGATACTGCCATCGCGTTCAACTGGAAGATCGGACCTGCATCGCGCGATATCGGGGACGCGAGCTATCTCGACGTCGAACATCGGTTCACAGGGCGCGGACTTCTTCCACTCAGTCCGGTGCATGTCCGTGGATCGAGAAATGGCGCAGGCGACATCGCAGTCACATGGATACGGCGGACCCGGTTGGGTGGCGACAACTGGGAGAGCCTCGAGGTGCCGCTCGGTGAAGACAGTGAACGCTACGAAATCGACGTGCTGGATGGCACCGGGGTCAAGCGCACGCTGGCGGCGTCATCACCGGCCGTGACCTATAGCGCGGCCGATCAGATTGCCGATTTCGGAGCGACCCAGGCGGCGCTGGCGCTGCATGTTTTTCAAGTGAATCCGAGTTCCGGACGCGGCGTCGGTCGGCTGGCCACGGTTTAAATCGAACTTCCGTCATCCGCGTGTGTTCCATGACAAAAGAGTCCCAACCGCCTTGGCTCGAGCACGCGTGGGGTGAACTCGGCGTCCTCGAAACAGCGGGCAGCGGCAACAATGCACGCGTGCTGGCCTATTATGCCGATGTCGGACATGGGACGATCCGTGCCGACAGTGTTGCCTGGTGCGCCGCCTTCCTCGGAGCCACGCTCGAGCGCGCCGGCGTTGCATCGACGCGTTCGCTGCTGGCACGGACTTACCTGCGCTGGGGCGTGGCGCTCGAGGAACCGCGGCTCGGGGCGATCGCGGTCTTCACACGGGGCGATGATCCTGCGGCCGGTCACGTCGGGTTCTGGATCGGCGAGACCGGTTCAGACATCATCCTGCTGGGTGGAAACCAGTCGGATGCCGTGTCCGTGGCGCCGATGTCTCGGGCGCGTCTCCTTGGCTATCGATGGCCGAGACCCGTGCAAGAGCCAAAACCGGCTCCGTCGAAGCCGCTGGATGCGACCATCTTCGATGTGGCCTTCGCACACGTTCTCGACATGGAGGGCGGATGGACAGACGATCCATACGATCCCGGCGGGCCGACCAATCTCGGTATCACGCTGTCCGTCTACGCTGCATACCTCGGGCGCTCGCTAGTCATTGAAAACCGCTCCGAGCTTCTGGCCGCCTTGCGCGATCTGACGCCAGAGCTAGCGCGCGACATCTACATCACGCGGTACTGGCGCCCATCGTCGTGCCCGGATCTACCTCCCGCCCTCGCGATCCTGCACTTCGATACCGCCGTCAACCACGGTGTCGGCAATGCCATTCGCTTTCTGCAGACAGCGCTCGGTGTTGATGTCGATGGCGAGATCGGTCCAATCACACTGGGCGCTGCAGCGCGATCGAACATGACCGAGGTGCTGCAGACCTACGCCGGACTGCGTCGCGAGCGTTATCGTTCGTTGCCGCATTTCTGGCGTTTCGGGCGCGGTTGGCTGCGACGCGTTGATGCAACCCTTGCGCTGGCCCGTCGCCATCTCACGAGCACGCCCACCCCTTCCATCGTAAAACAAGAGGACCCAAGCATGACGACCATTTCCACAGGATCCGATCCCGCCAAGCCGAAGTGGTGGGGGCACTCTATGACCATCTGGGGCACGCTGATCACCGCATTGTCGACGGTACTGCCTGTTCTCGGGCCCTTGCTCGGCTTCGACCTGACGCCCGAGATCATCAAACAACTCGGCGATCAGGTCCTCGCCACGGCACAAGCCGTGGCAGGTCTTGCTGGAACCATCCTCGCCATCCTCGGTCGTGT